CGACGCTGACGGGTCGAACCGGCAAACACCTGCCCGCCGATTATATTAATCGGCTTCAAGCCATAAGGCTTGTCGATAGTAGGATATGCCATTAGTTACTCCAAAATAAGTTATTTGCCTTTACCAAACGAGACCGTAGTCTTCTTCTCACTGAAGAGGGGCATACGTTCATCGTTCAGCCTCATAAAGTTGTTGTCTACAGACTGCAACTGAGCCTTGGCTTGCTTGGCGTAATAGTCATCACGCTGCTGCATTAGTTCAGCCGGAGCCTTACAGAGCAACAACCCGCCGATTTCGATGTTTCCCTTAAAGCGGGAGTTCGGATCGGCTTGCATCATCAGTTTGGGCTGGTCTTCGGCCTTGACTGGCTCCCAACCTTCCCGAAATTTTGCAGACGTATTAGAGGGATCAGGTTGACCCATAATACTAGTCCGTATCCAGCGGAACACCCAACCATCCTGCGGCTCCGGTTCAGGGAGCGTTTGGGGCGGGGTCCACGCCATTTTGCGTTGTGCGGATTCTCTATTCTCGACTTCGCGTGCGAGTCTATTTTCAGCCATTTTAGTTAACCTCCAGTTTCATAAGTTCACGTGCGTACTGTTCGTTGCTCAGACCCAATTTCTTGGCGATAGCAACTTGAGTCGGTGTCAGGCGGACCTGACGCGGCGCGGTTCCCCGCGTGACCGGAGCCACTACATTGGCTGGTTTTGTGCGAGCAGGTTTTTGTGCCTGCTTCGTTTGAGTCTGCTCTTCCTCTTCATCGGCACCGTCAAATGCCTCGGGGAATCGCTTCTTCATAGTCTCATCGACGCGGCGGTAATACTCGTCAGAACGAGGATCTACACCAGACCGGACTAGTTTTTCATGCAGGCCGAGTGCGAGGGCAGTCATCTCCTCGTCAGCACCAAACCAAGTATTCTTTTCCCGCCACGCTTCGGCTTTTGGATCGACTTGTGGCGCGGAATCTTGGGGTGTCGGTACCTGTTGCGTTTGTTCTACTCTTTCTGCGGGCTGTTGTAAAGATGGTTTTGCCCGAGCAATGTTTTGAAGTTTTAATTTGGCGTCAGTCAGTAATTCTTGGGCATTGGTAATTTGTTCAGAATCGCCGTTCTCATAGGCTTGTTTGAGACGATCTTTGGCGACACTTAGATCAGTGGTCGCCGCACGTTCTGCCTCCCGAATATATGCTTGTTCGTTCTGCCCAAGTCGTTGTTTTAATTGACGAATTTCGGTTTCTCGGGCTTGAGCAAAGCGCAGGGCTTCCTCACGTTCACGGAACGCACGCTCCTTTTCACGGCGCTCGTCGTGCCAGACCTTTTTCATCTGGCCCAAACGCTTTTTAACCTTTTCGGAATACTCTTCTAGATCGTCTTTATCCAACTCCTCAACCATTTCTTTAGGCAGCGGTTTACGACCCCGGTCTTCCGGCGGGGTGTCGTCTTCGATTTGTACCTCAATATCATCCGTTTCTACTGATTTGACTTCGGCTTTTTCAGCCTCAACTTCGTCAGGAAACTTAAATTCAGTTTGTTCAACAGCCATGATTTACTCCTATGCGCGACGGATTCCACGGGGGTCTTCAACCACCGCTTCCACCGTGTCGTCGTTGATGATGCGGAACTCCCGACCGTGGATGACCACGCGGGTGCCTGAATAAGGTCTAGTCAGTACAAAATCGCCTTCCTTACACCATGGGCCGGTGGGGAAACGGTCTTTGTCTGCATAGCAAAGGTCGCCCATCTTCACGACAAACAGAACAACAGTCGTCTGCTCCTCGATTCGCTTGGTGTCCTCGGCTTTCAGCAGCCCTCCATCAAACTCCTCCTCCACATGCGGCACTGCACATAGGATTCGGTAGCCACGGGGTTCTGGCAGGAGTCTAGCCTTTGCAGCCTCTTCCTGTGTCTTCTCAACGTTAATACTGCTCATTCTTCTTCAATCCTCTTTGCAAGGTCTTTGATGTATCCCGTTGCGAGGTCAAGACCCTGAATGGCCCCGCAAAGGCGTTTGTATTCACCTTCATCCAATTTGCCTTGGATCAGGTTTTCTACAATTAGTGTGCGCTCTTCCTTGAGTTTTGATTCAAGGTATTCCAGAGCGTTTGAATACGACATTAATTACTCCTTTTTTGGCGGGTTTTTATTACTCTGGACCATTTGCGCCATTCGCTGCATGTTCGCCATCTGTTTGCTCTTGGCGATATCAACTCCAATCCGAGTCCCCTCTAACTCTTGGCGGTTGGACTCTTGCGCTTTGTGCTTCTCAATATCCGCACCCAAGCGTGCTGCTTCAAGTTGTTGACGCCCAGAAATCTCGGCCTCGCGTAACCGCAACTCGTCTTCTTTTGCTGCGGCGTTGGCATAGATTTGCTGCTCCTTGAGACGAAGTTCTTCTTGCTTGGCTTGAGCCTCCATCTGAACTTGCATCTGCTTGGTCTGCGCCTGCATCTGCTTGATCTGGAGGTCCATCTGCTGCATCTGCACGAGCGGGTCCTGCATCTGCTGAGCCATCTGCTGCATCTGCATCTCCGCCTGATCTTTCTGAAGCACGCGTGCGGCAGCGGCTGCGCTGATTTGCGCCAACTGCACCTCGATCTCCGGTGGCAGGTCGTACTCCTCGTTGTCGTCTTGCGGAAGCGGCGGGAGACTGACCCCCAACTGCTTCTCGATTTCGCGGCGATATTGGAACGCCACGTGCTGCATGATGTGGGCTTGTAGAGCAGAGGTGATCTGCTGCGCCATCGGATTCTGCCCGATCATCTGTGCAAGTTTCGGATCTTGCCCCAAGGCCATGTGCACAGCGATATGCGCTTCGTGGTCTTGGTAAATGAACGCCTTCAGAGGCTTGCCCGTCATCGCATCCATGTTTTCCGTAACAGGATCACGCGGCTTCTGATCGTCAGGCATCGGCACAATCTTGTCAGCGTTTTTAACACCGAGCACCTCAATCATCTGCCTGTGGAGGTACGGTAAGTTGTATAACTGCGGTGCTCCCTGAGCCAACTGCATTACCGCTTGATACTGCACCACCTTCTGCGACATTGTTGCCGCATTTGGATCTGAGACTGGGATGACATCTACGTCGTCGTAATCCGCTTTCTTGGCACTTGCCTTGCCTATTTCTGGTTCGTAACTGTACTCTTCTGGTGTATTGTCACGAATGATCCCAGCAAGCAGTTTGAACTCCTGCTTCATCGCGTAGTAGATGCGAGCCTGAACGGCTGACATCACTTTCAAAACTCGCTCTAAGATGGCTAGTGTGGTGCCAACCGGGGCTTGGTTTGACATATCGCTGATCTTGAGATCAGACACCGCAGCAAATCTGCGACCTTCCTCGACGATCTTGTCCATGAGCATGGCAAGAGTCTGGCTAGGCTCCTTATACGGCAGGGGCAGAATGTTGTCCCGAACCGCTCCAGAGGGTACGTCTACGTCTCGCCATTCTCCCGGTGCAATCGGCGTATCATCTCCTTTAATTCGTAGTCCACGGGACTTGAGTCCGCCGGGGAGATTACTGAGGGTTCCCGCGTCGATAAGTTGGCGAAGGAGCGACGTTGCAGCCTTACTGTGTCCCCCGATAAGGTGAATAAGGCCGAAGTAGTAAAATCCAAAGCCCGGTATGTATCCGTAGTGGACGAAGTGCTGTCGCTTCGCCTTGAGTTTGTCGTCCTCACGCCAATTCCTCCTGATTGCTAGGACGGTGCCCGTCCCCTTCTCAATCGTTACCACATAGGGCAACGCGATCCCCGTTTCATTATTATCCTTATCGACATCCGGATATCCCGGCAGGTCGATGTTCACGTGCATCTCAAGCAACTGGAACCTATCGTCCATCGAAGCACTGAAGCCTTGATCTTCGGCTTTCTGCTTCTCGACTTCGTCCATCGTGCGAACTGGGTTGCCCAAATCTACGTCGCGGTAGAACCCAGCGTACTGTAGTTTGATCAGTTCATTCTTCGTTTTACGCATACGGTGCGTAACACGGTCTGCGGTCTCAAGATTTGCCGCGCCATACGGCACGATAATGTCTTCGGCTGGAATATAGACCGCCGTTTGACGATTCATTGCTGGATCAAAGTAGACCTTCTTGAAGGCGTTACCTGCCAAAGACATGCTGAGCAACATGCGCTCATGCTCGGGGCGGTATTCCTTCATGACCTCGGTCAACTGATAGTTCATGTCATCCGAAACACGGATGGCAGCATCACGCTTCTCTTGGGTCTCCTTGCCGATGATCTTGGTTTTGACCGGCCCCATGGCAGGAAAGGTCTCCATAATGGTCTCGGACTGAAACTTGACCGCCGACTCCATCAGAAGTGGGTGAAACACACCACACGCACCGGGCCACGGTTCGGTACGTTCTTCGTATCGAATACCCAAAATTTTCAAACCTTTGACGTAGGTATCTAGCCAGTCCTTGCGACTTGAAAGGTCTTGTTCGTACTGCCCCAAAAGTTCAGAGGCTAGGCTCTGCAACTCGTTCTCACCCATGAAATCAGCAAGGTTGGCGTCAAAGTCTTCGGCACGTGGCTCTTCTTTACCCAACTCAATCATCATGCCATCGACGCCGATGCGAACCTCTTCAGGATCGATGATCTCAATCTCAATCGGCTCCATCTCCGCAGCCATGGCCGCAATGCCTTGGGGAGCCTCCATTAAACTTTTATCGACAGCCATTTAAATTCTCCTAATAAAATCCTGCCGCTCGATGGCTCTTGAACCACTTCGTCGGCTCTGGCTCATCGCTCGGTAAGCGAATAAAGCCCCCCTGCCTAAACCGGAGCAGGGCTAATGTAGTGGCGTCCACCAAGTCATCATGGGTGCCTGAAGGAAAGTCATTGCACTCCTCCACCACTTCCCATGCCCATCTGCGGTCAGGAGTCCAGACTATACCCGCCGCAAAGAGATCCGTCACAGCGTTCACCCGACTGATCTTGTCTTGGCCCTTACCCGGCGTAAACTCCATAAGTGGTATGCCCATACGCCTCATCTCCTGATAAAGCGCCGCACCGTTGGACTTCTTTTCGACGATAAACGTGTCCGGGTTCCAATCTTTATACTCCTCCAACACCCGTTGCTTCAGGTCTGGGAACTCCAGCCGCTCTTTTACAGTGTTCAGCAGAATGATGTTGTAGTTCTGGGTTTCCTCATTTTTGAAGACGCCCCATGTCAACAACGCGTTATAGTCAGACCGGTTGGTCTTCTCTTGGGCGGCGTCAAGCGACATGATGATGTGCTCACAAGGCGGCGGGGTCTCCCGCTCCCACACTCGCCACCATTCCCGCTTAATCAACGCCCCCTCTTCCGAGGTCGGCTCCTGCATGTACTGGGCCTGCCAGTACCGCACGTCCATACTGGCCTTTTTTGCCAGCAACTCATCTATCGTCCAGAAGTCCGGCCACAAGGGCTTATCGTTCAAAACCGCTGGAAACTCGACCAACTCCCACTGATCCGAGCCTTCTTCCTTGGTCATGTGATCCACTATTTTCCCGGTCAAGTCCATTTTACTCCACCGGGTCATCACGACGATAATGGCACCACCCGGCATCAACCTTTGGACTGGGCCTGACTGGAACCACTCCCATGCTGGCTCGAAAACGTCGGTTCTGCCTTGCTTCGCCTCCTGCTCAGAGTGAGGATCATCAATAATGAACAGATCAGCGCCCCTACCGGCCAGAGCACCGCCAACACCAATAGCAAAATACTCGCCATTAAAGTTAGTACCCCAACGAGAAGCGCTTTTAGAATCTGCTTGAAGTTCAACTTGCGGAAAAACATCATGGTATAAATCGGATCCTACAAGGTTACGCACGCGCCGACCAAAGTTAACTGCCAAATCGGCGGTATGTGAGGCCATAATGACCTTTTTATGCGGAAATTTGCCTAAAAACCACGCCGGGGCTAGGTAACTAATCATCTCGGACTTGCCATGACGAGGGGCAATGTTGACGATGACCCGTTTCTTCTTCCCTTCTGCAATTTCCTCGAAAATTTTAGCCAATTTGCGGTGATGTGGCCCGACTTTGTAACCCGGATAGACGTGTTGAATGAAGTCGAGGAAGTGATCTTTGCCCAAACGCTGCGTAACCTGCGTTTGATACTGTTTTAGGAGGTCGGCGACACGCCTTTTCTCCTTATCCGGCAAATGCGGTAAGGCGCTCTTCAATTTCTGTATATTTTCTGCTGTAATTTGCATCATTTAGCGGAATTTTAGGGATCTTATACCCATTTCCTCGGGTCCCCACAGCCCAATCGGGCAGCGCTGGTTCGCCAGACGGGTTTTAGCCTTGATGAGGCACCCACAACGCTTGCAAATCCCCATTTTGTTGTGCTCACAGGGGTCGCAGTGCGCCCGACGCGCATCCGTCACGTATTCCGAAGCCATAAAAGCGCTCATTATTGAACCTTCGTTGGCTCAATGACCCGATATTCGATCCCCTCCAGCACCGACATCAACTCTTTCTCCACCTCTTCGATGGGTTTAATGATGTGGGTGGTCTCGGTACGCTTCTTGAAGGCATCTACCCCGTCAATTTCCCCGAGCATTCGCAGGGCTTGGATGCGGGTTTTGCTGTCCGGAGCGCTATTGACCTCTTCCAGCACCTTATTAACAAGAAAATTCTTCAATTTGACGAGATCATCTACCAACTCGAAGTCGTATTGGGCCAGCATTCCCGCCAGAACCGCCTTAGTGGTGTCCCGCATCAGGGCGAAGTTGGGCCTAACCTTCGGGTTTTCGACGATTTGCTTGGCAACTTTCTTCGCCTCTTCGACATCGGACTTATCAAACGTCAGGAGAGTCTGGGTCAGCCCGGCTAGTTCGGCGTAAGTCTTCGCTATTCCATCGAGTTCTTCTCGCGCAGACAGGTCCGGCAACGCTTCAGCCGCGTTTTTAGGGAGGGGAATGCCTTCTTCGATCTCAGGTACGAACGTTTCCATCACACATGCATGGGGGGGCCCCAAGTTGATGCGTATATAACACAGAAAAGTGTATGGAACCAAATTTAAAGGGGGGTGGGGTTTTATACAGTGGGGGTGGGGTGGGGTTTGGGAAAAATGCAAATCGTTTGTATGAATTCAAGGGGAGGGGAGGGCGAGGGGGGCCCCAAAAAATTTCGGGGGGTGCCGGGGGGGTGGGGTGATATTGCAAGGAATCTTACGAATCGTATAATGGGAACCGTCGAGGCAATACCGCCCGGCATAACTGGAGAAAAGCATATGGAATCTTTTGCCCGCAAGTTTACTGATGTTGAACTCATCCTCATGCGTCGAGACAACATTCCACGTGATGAAGCACGCCAAATACTTAAAGATTTAAGAGAACGTGTAGTTGACGGTGAGGATCCAGAAGAGTTGCTGCATGAGATTGGACTTGAGCCCGACTACGTTTGGGACATTATCGGTTAATCAACGGAGGCGGGACTGCAAACCGTCTCTCTTTTCTGGAGAAAGCAAATGCACAAAGCAATGATGTTTGTAGGAACGGCTGGGTTT